TCTTATGATATTCAGGGAGCAATCAAAGGACATGAAAAAGAAGCGCCAAATCTGTATAAACAAATGGGAACGATTTCTCAGAACATGGCGCAGAAATTTGCGAAAGCGAAGTTGAACGTTCAAGATATTCAGTCAAGGATGCAGGATGCGATTAACCTGCAGATGCAGACGATCACAACAAGGATGCAGCCGGTTGTGCAAACAGAATCATCTGATGGAGTGCCATCAGTAGTTTATACTGGGCCAGAACGAATTGAAGTTCCAGTGATCGTAGATGGACGAGAAATTACAAGAATGATTGCTCCGTAT